ATGTCCCACAGCGAGCCTGGGATAACCGGGGGTCGGTTCCCAGCCTACAGCCTGATAGGGTCCTGCGGAGGGCCGAGGCGTTTCCGCTGTAAACCATCTATGGCTTGCAATCTCTTTTTCAACTTCCCTTCCACAAAAAAAAACCAAACAAAAAGTGTGCTCCACCTGTGGTGGAGCTTGTGTGTGTGTGTGTGTGGCGTGGTGATGTCCAAGCCCGTCCGCCCGGGCCAGTACATTGTCACGACCAAGCGCCGAAGTGACCCAGGCGCTAAGAGGCGCAGGAGGCATCGGCGGGACCAGGGAGGGTGGCGCAGGTCACCCATGGGCCCTGTTGATCCGTACGTGCGACAAGGGTTGCAAATCCTCCTGCCATCTGCTGCTTACCCCGTTCGAGATCCGCGACGGAAGTCGAGGTTCCTGGGTCATATCATCGACGGAACTCTTGGCTGGACCGCTGATCTCCTGCATCACGTTCCGCTGGTCGGCCCGCTGGTCGGTCACCCTGCTCGCCTCATCTGCAGGGCGGTTCGTGCGTGCGAGGACGGGATCAACTCGTTCACGGGCATTGCCGGGGTCCATCTTTTCCTCATCTGTTGGGCCCACATGCTTTCTCCGGCTAGCGCTGGCATTTTCCCGTACTTGCCTGGCCCCCTGGACGAGTTTGCTACCTCTACCTTTGGAACTATTGCTAGACTTTCTTACGATCTGCTCACCGCCACTGAGGAAACCCCCACGGTCTCTCCTACCGTGCCCTCTGTCGGTGGTCGGCAGTCGTACCCACAGCTAGTCCCTCTCACTAATTGCTGCAACCACTCTCAAGTTTCCTACTGTACTGAGCTTTCCTGCATGCATGATACTGGCTGTGTCATCTGCGAGCAAGTGGGTAACGCTTCCTTGTGTTGGGTCCCACAAGGCCCCATGGTATCCAGGTCACCGCACTACCAAGGAGCTGACCCCTTTCTCGCCCACCATATAGACTTTGTCGCAGGAATGATCTATATGTGTGATCTGGCCGCAATGCATGAATTGTGCGGCGCGATGGTCCTGCTCGCAAGGGCGGGCATCGCTACAGTGCCTGTGGCCATCCAGCTGAATACCACCGCTGACTGCTACCTGGAAGTGCAGTCCGGCGTGGACCCGTCCATCCTGGGTTGGGTGGGTTGGCTGAAGGATGAGTTCGTTTCTGTAACTGCCTTATTCAGCTTTGCTTCAAAGATCCCTTCTGCTCTTGCCTTTGCTTTTGGCAAGTCTCATTACATCACCCTGGCGGCCATCTGCGGGTTGGCGCTGAATGGACATGTCCCGAAAGCTGTCGCGCTCACAGTACTGTATGTGGAGGCGGCAGTCGCTGCGCCGGTCTCTATGCCGGGGCTCGATTGCCCCTGGAATGCTCAGCCTCCTCCCTGCAACTTTTCCGCCGGGTGGACTAATCTGGCCTGCTATGGCCAGAAAGGTCCTTTCCTGCCCCCTCCGATTGCCAGGTTCGCTTCCGACATCATAGGAACACTGGTTGCGAATGGCGTCAACGCCTCGCGTGCTGAGGAAGCTGTCACATCAAGAAAGGCATACCATGTGGGAGGCTTTGGTTGCATAGGCACACTAGGCGGGAACCGGACGTGCTGCTCACTGCGGCGCGTGCCTTCACTCTGTGACGCCTGCGCATCCGATTGCTCCTGGATGGGTAAGGAACTCACCTATGAGAGATGTGGCACCACACCCTGGCTAACAACTGGATGTGACCTACAAAACGGCACGTGCCGTGGCGAGGTCCTGGCTGGCTTCAACCTACCTGCCACCTTCCCCCCCGGTGTCGCTCAGTGGACCACCATACGATTCCAGGACGGACATCCCGTGATGGTTTGGTACAAGGTATGGGACAAGCCTGCCTCACAGTGGGCCAGACTCCCGGGCACACCAGAGCAGTACCGGGGGTCGTGGATGAAAGTTCCTAAGGGATATTATTCGTCCCGGCGGGACTTGAGCACTGGCCTCATTTCCAAAGACAGCAACTACCCTGACTACCAGCTTTTTTACTCCGCTTCGGGTTCACTTCAGATCGCCGGGATCACCACGCACCTCGTCATTGTTGCTTGCCTGGCGGCCTTGGGGGCCCGTTGGTGCCTTGTAGCCTATGCTCTGTTCAACTCTATGCTGCCCGTCGGTGCTTTGGAAGTTGTCAAGGCTGCCACCGCGGCCTCGACACACGACCTATGGATTGTGCGGGCGGTAGTCTACATTGTGTGCCTTCGCTGGTCTATGTTGGCTAAGCTGCTTACTAAACAGTCCTGCTTTTTCATTTTGCTTTCCCTGGCAGATGTGGTTGAGGCTTACGAGGGCGGTGAGTTGCGGTTTGCTGGAGCCCTAGTGATCTTTGCCACCCTGTTATCTGGTCTTCTCTCCACCCTTGTGCCTCGATTGGTTCTCACTCTGAGCTACCTGCGCTGGCGGCTAAGGTTCTTTGGCATCTACCTTGCTGACAGGCGCATTGTATTGCTTGGTGTTCTGCTTGCTCCCAATGCTGTAGCTTTCTGCTGCTGGACCTTCTGGTTCTGCTATCTAGGCTTGGTATGTTTGCAGCAAGTGGTCGTGCACTGCTTGGGCATCAGGACACGCCAGGGCTTCTTCACCACCATTAAGAAACTGGAGGGTAGCGCGAATTGGCTCAGGCGCTTCCTACTAAAAGTTGCCATCTGGGCTGGAGCCGAGGAAGGGAATTTCTGGTACAACCACCTGCACGGAGACCTCCGTATCAATTGGCAATTCCAAGATCCCTATTTCCCTTTCCAAACTGAAGTAGAGACCGCTGAGGACACTGGTTTTAAATTGGCCTGTGGCGACACCCTAAAGGGCCTGCCAGTGTACGCAAGATTGGGCAAGACGGTCAGAGCGGGCATCTCCTCTCTCCCACGGGGATGGAGGTTCACCGCCCCCTTCAATCTAAGAACAGTCCAGAGTAGACGAGAGCTGTCGCACCTGGCTCTCTGTCTTACGGGGCATGATTCAGCAGTCTACAATGGATCGATCTGTGTAATTGGCACTCCCCTGTCACGCTTCATGGGCTTTGGGTGTAACGGTGTGCTTTACACGGCGGCACACGGAACAAACGGGAGACACCTGGCCCTTGATGGCGGATCAAGGCCCCCCATCGTGTATGACAAGGTGAAGGACTTTGCCACTTATCCCCTCCCCAAGGGGATGAAGTGTTTAGAGGCCGGATCCTGTAGTTGTACAGAGTTCTACTTGGCTACCAGGTTGGGCAATCTGGTACCCTGTGTCAAGATAGATGGCTCATATGTCAACACCACACCGCTGACTCTTAAGGAGGCTAAGGGCTCTTCCGGGGCCCCGATCATCTGCAAGTGTCGGTATGTTCATGCCATCTTTCTAAGGTGCAGGAGTTCTAAGGGAGTGGTTAGTAGCCTGACAGGACTCCCCATTGACTCCGCTAAGGTTGGGGCCCAGGTACCTGAGGCCGCAGACCTGGGCAAGTTACCACCAGTGCTAAAGGAGGAACAGTCAATTAGGATGATAGTAGCGCCCACCGGTTCGGGAAAGTCAACAAAAATCCCCATGGAATACTACAAGCAAGGGTACAAGGTCCTCGTGCTTAATCCCAGTGTCGCGACGACGCTGAACTTTGAAGAGTACATGGCTAAGCAGTACGGGGTCCGACCGAACATCCACTGTGGCGATACCCATCATGACAACGGCTCAAGGCTCACGTACATGACGTATGGCATGTTCTTGGCGAAGAACCTGCTGGACGCAGACGTGATCATCTGCGACGAGTGCCACGCCGTTGACGCCACCACCGTGCTTGGAATTGGTGCCGCGCTCCACAAATTTGAGAATTCTCCTGTAGCAAAGTTGCTGCTTCTTGCTACGGCCACGCCTCCAGGAACCCCAGTCACCCCACATCCCAATGTGGAGACCATCGATCTGGACCAGGACGGCGAGATCCCATTCCATGGCAAGAAGATTAAAATTGGCAATATCCAAAAAGGCAGGCATCTCATCTTCCAGACGTCTAAATCCCACTGTGACAATTTGGCCAACGATCTGAGGGCGGCAGGTCTTAACGCGGTGTCCTATTACCGGGGGAAAGACATTAGTTGCATTCCTAGCTCCGGCGACTGTGTCGTCGTTGCCACGGATGCGCTGATGACTGGGTACACCGGTAACTTCGACTCCGTATACGACTGCTGCCTAATGGTCGAACCCACGCTGGAAGTTGACATGATGCCAACATTCAAATTGGGGCTGAGAACTAAGGCTGCCGACAGCATCGTCAAGATGCAGAGGAGGGGGCGAACCGGCCGTGGTAAACCAGGAACGTACTACCAGGTATGTCCCCAGGCTGACACGAGCGGCATAGTCCCTGACGCTTGCATTTACGAGGCTTTCGACTCCGGCCTGGCATACTTCGGCAGAACACCCGCTGAAGTTGCCACACACTTGAGCTTCTACCACAATCAGGTTGGGTTGCCAACCATCAAGGTGATTATCCCCGAGGTACAAGCCATCTTCATGCAAATTGGCTATGTCCAAAGTAACTACCTCGAGATGATGAAAAACAGGGTAGATTCGTACACCTACCTTTACGCTGCTCAGTACCAATTGGCCAAGGCTGAGGGCGCAATGGCCCCTAATGACAATCCTGCTTGGAGGGGCCTTTCAGGCAAGGCAAAATTCCCCTTGCTCTACCACCTTGAAGAGTACGATCTAGACAAGGTCCAGGCGCACAGTATTGCTTCCAGCATCCAGGGGTGCTACGAAGAATACTTTGCCGAGACGGTTATGACCCTTGCGGGCGTGGGGCTGGCAGTGTCCTGTGTCTTCATGGCGATCGACCTCTTCGGCAACTGCGCCATACTCCGAGCTTGGGACTTGACGGGCGACTCCTCCGCCGCCTTAAACCCCTCTCCAGAAATGTCCATCCTGGAGGAGGTGGAGGAATGCTCGACACAGTGGGGCTCGGAAGCCCTAGCTGAAGGAGCCCAAAAAGCTGCCCAGTGGCTCGGAGATAAAATGACAGAACTGGGTGGCAAGCTGGGAGGCAAGACAGCACTCGAGAGGAAGATCACTGAATTTCTGCCCCACATCCTGGCAGGGGTTCAGTACTTCGCTGGATTAACATGCCTCCGCGAGGCTCCGGGAGTCGGCGCTGTATTGGGGTTTGTGGGCAGTTCGCTGTCCCCTCTCCCCTTAAAAGTAAACCTCTTCCTCAGCGCGCTCGGAGGAGCCTTCGCCACAAAGCTAACAACACAAACAGGCGCTGCCGTCTTTGGGGCTGCGGGCGCTATCGGGGCGCTGGTGGGTGCAGCAAACCTAGGGGCTATGGTGGGCCACGCCTTCCTAACCTACGGGTCAGCTACATCTGCTTGCCTCGTTGTGCTCAAGCTCATCGATGGCCAGTGGCCTGATTTCTCTGAGTGGGCCTCTCTCGCCATGTCTGTGGCCAGTCCTGGCTCGTTCATAGTAGGCGCAGGAGCTGCTATCATGGTAGCTTTCTGCACCCGCTCTGAAAGCCAGGTTTGGATGAACAGGCTGCTAGCCATGCTCCATCGCGGCACATCATGCGATGAGTACTTCGTCCAAGCCACCACACTCAGACAAACCATCATCAAGTGGCTGGAAACAGCCTCCATTTGGTCAGCTTTCAGGCAGCTGGCTGACTGGATTATGAGGGCCGATGAGGACGTCTGCACGAGCCCAAGAGCAGCGTGGGCTGCTTTTATGATGGCAGTTGGCGGCATATGCCGGACCTTGGTTGAAATGGCTCGTGGCGTTTGTAGGCACCTCTTTAAGATTCCAGGTTGCCCGCTCTATGCCTGCCGACCCGGCTACAAGGGACCGTGGAAGGGGTCGGGCATGGTGAAATCAACATGTGAGTGCGGCACTGAGGGCCTTTGGAACATCTCAGAAGGCAAAGCAATCTATGTCTCCTCAACAGCATGGTGCAGATGCTGGTGGTCAGGCGGTGTCCCTGTCAACAACTCCTTCACAGGCGTACCGAGGCCTGCACCTGTGGGCTGGACTAGCATGGCGGTACGGGATGGTTACAGTGCATACTGCGTTTACGAGCGGCGGGGGGAAGACATCTACCTTGTAGGTGTATCCTACCCCGGCCAGGTAGTGGACGCAGGTGTGCCGGACTTCTCGGCTGCCGTGGCTGTGGACGGCGTGCAGGTCAAGCCCTTCGGCGGAACTGATTGGCGGAAGTGTCACAAGTTCGCCGTGCGGTACGGGAGCGACAATGAGGAAAAGCAGCTACCGCTCAAGGTATCAGGCTCACCGCCCCCGAAAGAGGAGAAGAAGGCGGCCAAGGCGGGGCTTTTGGCCGAAGAGATCCCCTTGCGAAGGCTGTGTCGAGATGTGGATAACCGAGCCATCGGCCTGAGCAAGAGACAATCCAGAGCAGCGCGGGACTGCGTAGATCTCCCGTATGACACCGAGGAAACCAGTTTCGTGACGTTCGGGGCCCCAAAACCATCCGCTCCCTCGTGCGACACGGACTCCATGCTAACGGCTGGTACGTATGATGTGGTCAACATGTGCACGCATGAAAGACATCTCACGTACTGTGGTGACTGTCAGCGCCCCATAGCCGAGGAGTATGAGACTGCCCCTTCATCAGTGCAGTCCATTCCCCCTACGGTGGTCACAAGATCCACCGCGAGCAAAGCGTCTCGCGCGCCGAGCCCGGCTCGGCAGATAATGACGAGCGTGGGGGTCGACAACCCAACGTTCCTTTGGGACGAGGTTGAAGAGCCACCTGCTCCGATCACTCCTCCCCCTGAGGCATTCAGGGTGAGAACTCCCCCACGGTTGGAGATTCCCATGGAGATTCTGAGGGAGTACGAGACCAGCAATGATCACGTCCCCAAAGAGGACTCATGGAATCGGCAAGTAGTGGTGGCGGAGGTGCATCCTGTTCCAGAATCCATCTCAGACGGAAGCTCCTGGAGCACGAGCTCATCCTTAGACCCTGAGGCTCCGGAATTCACTCCAGATCCCCCCATGTCAGGGCTACCAGAGGTTGTGCCCCTTCCATCTCGACCTCCGGTCCGCCAACCCAAAACAAAACCGCTTAAAATTAAGGGCAAGGTCAAATTGGCCAAGGGAGCCAAACCCCTCCCAAAAACCAAGCCCACAGACCCAGACACCTACAGCTTACACTCCAGCAGCTGGGAGACTCAGTCTTCTGGGTCATGGACCGACTGTTCTTGGTCGTATTCATGGTCGGTTCCTCAATTGGTTTACAAAGGCTTCCAAAGGGTTAGGGCCGCGATTCACACGTACACATTCGGCTTGATGCGCAATCCCAATCTGGTATACTCCACTACCCACGCAAGCGCTAATGAGCGCGTCCGCAAGGTAACCATTCAGCGGACCCGGGAGGAGACTCCTGAGTTGCGTTACCAGATTGCAATGGCCCGCGCCAGAGTGCAAACACTTATGGCGTCTGAACTAACATTAGAGGAAGCACTTTCACTGACAAGCAACACGACCGCAAAATCGGCAGTGACGGGAATGACTGCCAAAGACCTCAAATCCGGGAAAACAGAAATTGTCAAGACCCTGTATTCAAAGTTGGAAGAAGGCATTCAGTCCCCCTGGAATCAAGTCTGTGTGATGCCAAAAATTGAGACCTTCGTGGAAACCCCGGAAAAGAAAAGCCACAAGCCTGCACGTCTTATTGCTTACCCCCACCTTGAGATGCGGGTGGTGGAGAAGATGGTGCTCGGTCAAATTGGCCCAAAGACCGTAAAGGCTGTGTGCGGGGATGCATATGGGTTTGTCACGCCGCAAGAACGTGTGCGGAAATTGGTAAGCATGTGGCAATCCAAACAAAAACCTGCCGGATTCACTTGTGACACCGTGTGCTTTGACAGCACTATCACGCCCGCAGACGTGGCGGTTGAGAGTTCGCTCTATGAAGCTGCCACGACTGATGAGAGAACCCGTAGGCGCATAAGATCATTACATGACAACCTATACGCTGGAGGGCCCATGGTAATGCAAGGTGCTGAAGTGGGCTACAGGAGGTGCCGAGCGTCTGGAGTTTTTACGACCTCAAGCTCCAACACTATGACGTGCTTCCTTAAGGTATCCGCGGCCGCCAAAGCTGCGGGTATCGCATCACCCAGCTGGTTGATTTGTGGAGATGACACGGTGTGCATATTTGAGTCTAGCGGTGAGGAGACTGACAAACAGAAATGCGCTCAATTTGCAGTGGCCATGAAGCGCATGGGGGCCCCCCAGGGGGAGGTCCCGAAACCTTATTATCATTTGGAACTACTGGACTCCTGTTCCAGCAATGTCTCCTCTGCCAACACTAAATTAGGCTTATATTACTACATGACTAGGGATCCGCGCATACCATTGGCGCGATCGTCAATTGAGGGAAAGGGCTACAACCCACTGGGCACTTGGCTTGGGTATATATTGGCAAACTACCCTGCAGTGTGGGTTTGTAGAGTGCTGTGTGTGCAATTCTTACAGCAACTGTTAACACAGGAATCAGTAAAAGAAATAACCTTTGATTGGTATGGCAACAATTATAAGATTCCTGTTGCAAAGATTCCTTACATCATAGAATCATTACATGGGAAGCAGTGCTGGCAAATTCAAGCATACACGCCCAGAGAAATACAGCGTGTGAGCCAGGCGTTGCATGATAACACCATCAGGCCCCTAAGATACTACAAAAGAGCAGCAAGGCAAGTCTTCGCAGCATGCATGCAGCGGAAAGGGACCTTACGGTTCCTCGCTAAGACGCTGCTGTGGTGGGTGCACCAGGTGAAGGTTGAACTCGACCCCCGCAAGGTGGCCATGGTGAAAGAATTCTCCCCTTACGATCCCTATAGCAATCCAGATATTTTGGAGGAAAAACCATCAATCAATTGGATGTATCTAGGCATGGGAATCATAGCGCTGTGTGCGCTGTGCCTAGCAAATTTCAAAATATGGTAG